CCTATGTTAATTGTACCAGATCCTTGATTGTCAATTGAGATATTAGATATGAACCCTTGAGCTACTGCCAAATCAAAAGCATCTGCTATAAGAGACATTACTTCGTTAACTGATTGGTCAAACATAAAGACGGTTATTTCTGGAGGTGTAGCTGACGCGTTTGTAACCTCAACCGTTCCATTTTTTCCTGACGTATCTGTATCTGTAAAGATAAGTTTAAATTTTTTGTTACCAGTAGCAGTTCTTCCAACTGTCATATTAACGCTGTCTAAATTACTGATTGTTGACACGGCAACAAAAGTTAAAGCAGAAATAGTAAACGACGCACTATCAGCCTCATCGCAAAGAAAAAGTCCGTACGCGGTTGAGTTATCACCAGTTGCAGCAATGTTGTTAGATCCAACATTCCAACCAGCGTATCCAGCAGGGTTAGCTTGAGAGTGTTGTTCTCCAGCTATTCTTACTATTGTTACAGGAGATTCTTCAGAGGCCAACCAAGCTTGGGCAGCATATGACGCGTAAGTAGGGCCAACGGTGTTACCTTCTCTCCAAACGTCTCCTTGTGTTCCGTTACCCCCTGCAACAGGCAGGCCGAATACAGAAACAAAGTCATCTAAGTTTTTAACCTTAACGGGTTTATTGGCAGGTCCTTTGCGGGTTCTCCCAATAATGATTGGTCCCATTGCATCAGGTTGTGCTGGGATGAAACTTTGGTCAATCTCGCGGATTTCAACTCCGGGTGAAAGAAAATCAAATTTTTTAGCCATCGATTTATCTCCTTAATAAATTCATTTTTCCTAATAAATAGTAGCCCTGGAAGTCAAAGTCATTAAAAGTCTCTAAAACTATCCTCGTCGCTTTCCCATGGTTTTGAGTCTCCGACAATTGTTCTTTCTCTTATAAGCTTTACTTCCGTAACAGTCTCTCTGACAGTGACTTTTGGAGCTTCTTCATTTTCGCCATCTCCGAGAAGATATCCAAGAACCTTCAAATCAACTTTTGTTTGAAATGATCTCTCCTCTTCACCAAGATTAGCTGTATTATTTGTCATAGATAGTTCACCTTGGATGAAAGTTTCATATCTATGACCTTGATACTCCGCAAAAAGTGCGTTAATTAATCCTGTTCTCGTTGCAAATGGCGTCATGAGATCATTCATTTGCTGTTGGAACTCTGTTCTTAGTGTGACAGAGTAATTTACCGTCACCCAAACAGGAATGGGTGCGTAAGTTTCTTCATAAACAATTCTGTTATTATTAATGGGATAGTTTTGTTGTCCATTAAATTGTCCGCTTTGAGAAGAAGCAAACTTTCTAGTTGGAGCTTGAGCAATTTTTCTAGATACGAGTCTTTGGTGCTTCTTGTATCCTCGAGGACCACTGGTATCAGGAAAAACATGTGCTTGCCACCCTCCTTTAAACTGAGGATCTTTGTTAAAGCTTGTTCTGTCGACAGATATAAGGGGTAACTTAAGTTTTCCAACTGAATCCCTAATCTCTTTGTCTTTAGAATTTACAGCACGCTCTGGTGACATCCAAAGAACAGGAACTTTACGAAATCCGGTGTTGGTGTTAGTGTGCAAGTTGAAGTCATCATTGATAAGATTATAGATAGCCATGTCAATCGTTTCAATGGTTGATGGTTCTATTGGATATTCTTTAGTTGCCATTAAACACTCCGTCTCTTGCTCTAATACACTCGGCTGTCACTTCAAATCTGCTTTCAATTTGCCCAAATAGTTGTTTTGGTTCATTGATTTTTACTATCTCATAGTAAATACTACCATATCTAACGAAATCTCCTTCTCGCACAAATAGGTTTTGATCTTCAGTCAATCGACGCTTGTGAAAATTGACTTTTAGGCCGGTTTTCTTGTCAATACCAATGCCCTCTAGGAAAGAAGTCTCGACGCCCATGTACTCCACAAGAGCAAATACTCGAATTGGGTGCAAAAAGTTCTTATCTATAGCCTCTCCATATAATGGATGAAAATTTGTGGTCTCCATGTCGATTGGAAAGTACAAAATCTGTTGACCGACGACTCTTTCAATGATTTCGTCGTTAACTTGCTTTACTAAATCTTTTTCTTTTTCTCCAAAAAACATTGGAGCGGGAGGTTGAGTTGGTCTTTCCCATTCTGACACTATAAAGCCCTCCTAATTTTAGATTTTAGTTGCATCAGCCTTTCGTTTAAAGGTTCTGGCTTTAAAAAATCTTTAAATATTTCCAATAATAAATCTGGATTATCATTTAGTTTTTTCATAGAATCAGAGTATTCTGCATGATAATCAACTTGATATGGTCGAAGATCTTGAATTGAAGTTTGAATATCATCTGTTGATCCATAATAATCAGTCTTTCTCTTAAAAATAATGACGGCACCCCCATTAGAAAGCTGCCTAAATCTAACACTGTGTGGCTCAGCAAAGTATTCTTTAAACTCGTCAAAGCCTTTTAATGCTACGTAATAAAAAGGTTGAAGAAATTGTTTTAACTTTTCTGTGTCAAGACGAGGTAAGATGGGGGATATATCAAGATTAGCTTCGATATAATATCCTATATCCTGATAATAGCCCCTGCCATCATTTCCAGTAATTCCATCTGTCTCAGAGACATAAATGTTAGAATAAACTCTGCTTTTTGAATCTTTGCTAAAAGTGTGGTCATGGAGTTCATAATTATCCTCCATAATA